GCGCACCTTTTGGGTAACTGGCAAGCAGATGCGGAGCTATAACCATGTATCAACTTCTTCCTGACTTCGTGGGCCAACCCGCCCAGTGCATCAAGCGCCTCGCGGACAACGCCTTCATCCCGATGGACCCGCAAAATCGCGATTACGCGGAATACTTGGCGTGGGTTGCCGAGGGCAACGAGCCGCTGCCTGCTGACACGCCGGAGTAAGACATGCTGCCATATTACGCCGAGCCGGAATACTGGTTTGAGGGTTACGCCGAGGGCGACGCAAAAATTGCGGGCGCGTCGGTGTCTGCCGCCCTGACTGTCTCGGCGGCTGCGCTGCGCATTAATGACGTTGCCGCGATTGTCGCTGCTGATCTGGCCGCGTCTGCCAGCGCGGAGATTGTGCGCCTTGCCTCCGCAAGCGTTGCGGCGAATGTGACGTTCACAGCCGAGGCTGTCCGCATTCAGATTGCGCAGGCGCAGATTGACGCCGCGCTTACGACTTCGGCCACTGCGTTTGCGGTGTATCAGGACAACGCGACGATTGCTTGCAGCGCGGAATTGGCGGCTGCGGCGCTTCGTATTCAGCAGCCTAGCGCAGCAACGTCTATTAGTGCTATATTCACGGCAAGCGCGCGGCTCAAGTGGGAGCCGGAGCCTGACACGCCGGAAACGTGGACGGACGTTCCCGCCGCATCGGGGATTTGGACTGACGTTCCAGAAACGTCTGAGACTTGGACGGAGGTGGCCTGATGGCGACGAGCAACTATATCTGGAACCTGCCCACAGTAGGCGGCTCTGAGGACACTTGGGGCACGCAGCTTAACGCCAACTGGACGGCGTTGGATACGCTTCTGGGTGGCGTTACTCAGTCTGAGTTTGCTTTGCTGAGCGGGCAAACCTCGTTGGTTCCCGCTGGCGTGATTGTCATGTGGTCTGGGTCTGTAGCGAGCATCCCGTCTGGGTGGCTTATCTGCGACGGCACAAGCGGAACGCCTGATCTTCGCAATCGCTTTGTTGTCGGCGCTGGTGATGCTTATGCCGTTGCCGACACAGGCGGCGCTGACAGTGTGACGCTGACCGAGGCGCAGATGCCCGCGCACACGCATACTGGCAGCACGGACAGCGCGGGCGATCATAGCCACACGTTTAGCGCGTTTGTCCCGGGCGGGAATGCGGGTGAAAATGACCCCGGCGGGATGGATTATATTGACCCACCGGGAACTTATAGCACATCAACTGCTGGCGCGCACACGCACACAGTTACTGTTGGCTCTACTGGTGGCGGCACAAGCCACGAAAACCGCCCGCTTTACTACGCGCTCGCTTATATCATGAAGGCGTAGGCCTATGCCCCTCGTCCCGCTTGACATCCCCGCAGGGTTTTACCGAAACGGCACTGATCTTGAGGGGTCGGGCCGCTGGCGAGATGGCAGCTTGGTGCGCTGGCGCGAGGGTTCGCTGCGCCCTGTAAGCGGCTGGCGTGAGCGGATTGCTGACATGTTTGACGACGCGCCGCGCGGTATGCACGCTTGGGAGGCCAACAACGGCGACCGCTGGTTGGCTGGCGGCACGTTTGACAAGCTGATTGTAGCAACATCTGGCGGCTTGACCTACGACATCACGCCTACTGGCTTTACGGCTGGCGACTTGGATGCTTCTGTCAACACGGGTTATTCTGGCGGCTTCTACGGCACGGGCTTCTACGGCCAAATCCGTCCCGACACGGGCAACTTTGGCGAGGCCACGACTTGGCACCTCGACAATTTCGGCCAGTATCTTGTTGCCTGCTCAAACGCTGACGGCAAGCTATACGAGTGGCAGCTAAACACGGCCAATGACGCCGCGCAAATCACGAATGCTCCAACCAGCAATCTTGGCCTGCTTGTAACCGAGGAGCGGTTCTTGTTCGCTCTGGGCGCTGGCGGCGATCCGCGCAAGGTGCAGTGGTGCGATCAGGAGAACAACACGCTCTGGACGCCTGCGGCCACCAATCAGGCTGGCAGCCAAATTCTGCAGACCAACGGCAGCATTATGACGGCCCTGCGCACGACCGGGCAGACGCTGGTGATAACGGACATTGACGCTCACCGGGCGGTGTATGTCGGCCCGCCGTTTGTGTATCAGTTCGAACGCGTCGGCACGGCCTGTGGCTTGGTCGCGCGCAAGGCTGCAGCGGCAACGGATGCTGGCGTCTTCTGGATGGGCCAGCGCGGCTTCTTCCTGTTTGACGGCTCTGCGGTGCGGGAAATCCCGTGCGAGGTGTTCGACCACGTTTTTCTCGACATCAACACCGCGCAGATCAGCAAAACGTGGGCAATCAGCAACGGCCAGAACGGCGAGGTGTGGTGGTTCTATTGCTCTGAGGACAGCAACGAGATCGACCGCTACGTTGCTTATGACTACAAAGAAGGCCACTGGCTGATCGGCAACCTGAGCCGCACGGCTGGCGTGGATCGCGGCGTATTCCGCACGCCCGTGTGGTCTGATGCGACTGGCGACGTTTACGACCACGAGACCGGGTTTAACTACGACGGCGCAGAGGTGTTTGCCGAGAGCGGGCCAGCCAACTTTGGTGACGGCGAGTTTACGTTTAACGCGCACAAGCTGATCCCAGATGAGCGCACGCAAGGTGATGTGACGCTAACGTTCAAGACGCGGCTGTATCCCAATGGGGCAGAGACATCTCACGGGCCATACACGATGACCAATCCGACCAGCGTCCGCTTCAATGGTCGGCAGGCTCGGATGCGTGTGACGGCCAACACTTTGACGCCTTGGCGGTTTGGCATTCCTCGCATTGAGGTGACGCAAGCGGGGCGGCGATGAGCGCCCCGTCCCTACCGCCTATCGGCCCTGATCTGCGCGTCTGGGCGCAGCAATTGACGCGGGCATTGTTGCGCGGATTGGTGCGGCTCAACTTTCTCAGCCCGAGCGACATTCCGTCTGAGAACGGCATCATTCTGTGGGACGATGTGAACGGCTACCCGGTCGTGTCCAAGAATGGCGAGTTTCGGCAGATCATCCTTGAGGACGGCCATTACAGCGGCGGCATCACGGCAAGCGTGACGGCGGCTGCGGTCAATACGGCTTACGCCTTGACCTACACGCCTCAACTGCAGGATGGCATTGTCAACGGCACGCCCGCCTCGCGGCTGGTGGTTGATGAGGCCGGTTACTACATGTTCAGCTTTTCGGCGCAGATCAGTTCCACATCAGGTTCAACCGTGAAATTTTACTTCTGGCCCCGCGTCAACGGCGTAAACGTTCCGAATGCAACGATGATTAACACGATGCACAACAACGGCGCGTCGATTGTCACAGGCCGATCTGCGGCGTTTGAACTGGCCGCTGGCGACTACATCGAGGCCATGTGGGCGGTGGATAGCACGCATGGTTTCCTTGAAGCTGCAGCCGCCACGGCATTTGCGCCTGCCGCGCCTGCATCCACAATCAGCATTGTGAGGCTGCACGGGTGACATGTGCAGAAAAAGATAGTATGTTGTCGTCAAAGGCGTTTGTTGTGCCTCTCCGCGCAGAAGAAATTGACGCGGCGTGGCCAGAAGCGGCTCCGCTGGTCCGGCTTGCTCAGAAGCGAATTGAGCGCAATGCCGGGATGGCGGACATATACGAAGACCTGACTGCAGAGCGCGCGATGCTTTGGCTGGTCAGGATTGAGGACAAGCTGCGGGCGGTTATCATAACCGAGATTGCCCAGCACCCTCGCAGGCGCGTTTGGCGCATTTTGCACATTGGGGGTTCGGGCATGTCCGAATGGCTAGACGATGGAATTGCAGCGATGAAAAAGGCGGCACGGATTGCCGGATGCTCTGCCATTGAGGCGGATGGTCGTTTGGGCTGGGCAAAGATTGTTCCGCAGCGCGGCTTCAAAGAAATTTCTCGCGCGTATGAGATGGAGATTTAACAGATGGGCCGCAGTTCGCAAACGCAAAGCACGCAGGCAACTATCCCGCAGTTCTATGAGAACTTTCTGACGCAGGATTTGTTCCCGGCGGCTCAAGAATTTGCTGGTCAGGAGTTCACGCCCTATGGTGGTGAATTGACCGCTGGCGTGTCTCCACTGTCAATGGGCGCTCAGACGCAATTTGGGCAGATTGCTAATATCGCCAACATGACGCCGCAAGACTTCGCCGCTATGACGCAGGCGAACATGAACCCATTTCAAGAGCAGGTCATTGATGCTGCTCTGGCTCGGTCGGCGCGTGAGCGTGACATTGCCCGCACTGGAGAGATGGCTGACATCACCCGCGCTGGCGCATTTGGAAACGAGCGGCGTGGGGTATTTGAGGCGGAGCGTCAGGCTGCGTTTGAACTCGGCCAGAACGAAATGATCGCCAATCTCATGTCTCAGGGCTACAGCCAAGCGCAAGCGCAGACAATGGCGCAGCTTGGGGCGCGTCAGGGTGCGGCAGGTCAATCGGCGGCAGGCATGATGCAGCTTGGCAACCTTGAGCAGTTGACCAATCAAGCGCAACTTGATGCTCTCTATGGAGAGTTTATGCGCGAGCAAAATTTGCCGCTGCAGCAGCTTGGCGCTTTGGTTTCGGCTTCAAGTGGCGCACAAGTTCCGCAAGGCCAAACAAGCACAACGACAGGAAAACCCGGATTTACAGGCATTCTTGACGCTCTTGGCTCACTGGGCCAAGGTTATGGCGCAGCGTTTCCGCGATAAGGAATGATAGATATGGTAGACGGCGTAAATCAACCCGGCCTGTTTCAGCGGATCGGCAACTTCTTTGGCGCGGGCGATCCCAGCGCGGGTCAGCGGATGGGCACTCCCTTCTTTCCTAATGACCCCAACGCCGGATCGGCCACAGACCCGTTTGCCAACCTGTCTCGATCACAGCGGACCATGCTGGGGTTTGCCGCATTGCGGGACGCGGCTGCATCGCTTGAGGGGCGTGACAGCAACTTCTTTCAGCAATCTCTCGGCGGCTTTGAGCAGGCCCGTGAGCGTGAGCGGCTTCGGGCGCAAGGTGAATATGCCAACCGCAATCAAGAATTGATGGCAACCATGCAATTGCAATGGCTGGCTCGAAGTTCTGGTTCTCCTGAATTGGCGGCTTATGCAGAGCAGCAGCTTTCTCGACTTATGGGCGGTGCTGCGCTGATGCCAGTTGATTTTGCTGGCGGCGCAACGCCTGCTGGAACTGCCGTTCCGACGGGCGGCGCTGTAAGTGGAGATGATTTTCTGCGCGGCATGGAAGAGCGTGGCCAAATTGGCGTTGATATTAACGGAAATTTGATGCCGGAAACCGCGACTGTTGTTGCGCCTGAGCAGGATGCGATTTCCAGATTGCAAGCCAAGAGGGCTGCGCTTATTGAACAATTGCGGCAAGCAGACATTGGCCAAGGTTTTGGCGTTAATTTAGGCACATCTGCAATTAATCAAGATATCGCAGACATTGATGCGCAAATTGCAACACTTACTGCAGAAGCATCTGTGGCTGCAAGAGCTCGGGAAACTGATACAAGGCTTGCGCCCTTGCTTGATGATGCGCTCGGGTTTTTGTTGAATGAAAGCGGTGAGGTCCGCGAAATCGTCGCGCCCTTAGTTGGCGCAGCGCCTTTCGCTTCTGCCATGCTCCCCGGAATTACTATGGATGACACGCGCCGAGGCAGGCTTGCTATGGCATCCATTCAGGAGATTGGCGCAATTGCGGCCATGAACGGCGTGCAGGAAGCGCGCGCTTCTGGCTTTACCGGGTCGCTGACGGACAGCGACATTGCGTTGATCCAATCCACAGGCGGCACGTTTGATATTATGCAGCCCGCAGCGACTGCCCGCTCTTTGCGTAGGCTTCAAGAAGCCCTTCAGGGCAGGGCTGGCGGCAATGCAGATGACGATCAAGCCCTTATCGACAGGTATAGCCGATGACCCGCGAACAGATACTCCAAGCACTTCGCAATGCTGACGCTTTAGCGCGGCAGGGTGATGAGCAGGCGGCGCAAGATGCGCGCAGGCTGGCTGCGCTTGCTCGTAGCTTTGACGAACCTGCTGGCGGCGTATCGGTCAATCCGGCTGCGGTTGACGAGTTGCAGGCAAGGCTTCCCGTCGCCGCTCGTGGCGCGATTGACATGGCGACCTTTGGCACGGCTGACGAATTAGCTGCCCTTATGGCCAGCACTGGTGGCATGGTTCCTGATTTGACGTTTAATAACGCACTTTCTCAAGCGCGTGCGCAAATCGCGTCAGATGTGGAAAATTACCCCGGCGCAAGGATTGCTGGGCAGGTTGTTGGCGGCTTGGCCACAGGTTTGGCTCTTGGTGGGCCGCTTGATGATATGATCCGCGCGTTTCTTCCGCGCCTTACTGGCAGTGCGCCAGCGGCGCGTATCGGGCGAGGGGCCGTTGCTGGCGGCATTGAAGGGACGGCTTATGGTCTCGGCTCCGGTGAGGGTGTAGCAGGCAGATTGGCCGAGGGTGTGGAGGGCGGGGTTATGGGCGCTGCCGCAGGTGGTCTGGTTCCGGGTGCCATCGAAGCCGCCAATCTCGCCGTTCTTCGCCCTATCGGCGGCGCGCTTGGTGTTGGCAACGAGCGCCGTGCATCTAATGCCCTGCTGCGCACGCTTGAAGATGCTGGCGCAACTCCTGACGAAATTGCCACTTCCCTGCGGCAAGCCGCTGGCGAAGGCCAAACGCCCTTTACAATTGCTGACGTTCTTGGTCTTCCGGGTCGGCGCACCCTTGCCGGAACAACAACGCTTCCCGGTCCCGCCCGTGTGTTGGCTGAGAGTGTTCTTGAGCCACGCCAAGTATCTCAAACAGAACGCCTTGCGCAGTTTGTCAACGAAGCCCTGCAAAGTGGCAATACGCGAGCGCAAGCAGAGGCTGCGGCGCGCGTAACCCGTGGCGCAGGCGCAGACATTAACTACGGCTCGGCAAGGGCAAGTGCCCAGCCAGTTGATGTGCGTGGCGTCATTGGCATGATCGACGAGCGCATTGGCCCGATGGCCGATACGACAATTCAAGGCGAAGGTCTTGATGCCGTTTTGGATAGGTTCCGCCGCAGGATGGTTGGGACTGTTACTACGGATGGTGAAGACCTGCCAGCGCAGTTGTCTGACCTTTCACGGCTAGGTCGGTTGTATAGCGAAATGAATGATGCCGCTGACGCTGCGTCGCTTGCTGGAAGGAGCTTTGAGGCGCGTCAAATTCGTGATGTGCGTCGCTCTCTTGGTGAGGCTTTGGAACAGGCCAGCCCAGATTGGCGCGCGGCTAATGCCGAATTTGCTGCGGCCAGTCGCGTTGTTGATGCTCCGCTTGCAGGAGAAAGTTCTGCGGTTAGAACGGTGCGTTCTGCAGACGTTGCAGATCGTTTTGCCGACATTGAGCGCCAAATTAACGCCATTCCGGGCCTAACTGATGCGCAGCGCTCTCAATTTATCGAAGAAGCGCGGCAAGGGTTTAGGATCGGGTATGCAAACCGCGATTTGACCAATATTGAGGCCGCTGGCGATGCTCGCAACATGGCAAAGGCTTTGTTCTTAAGTGACAGGCAGCGCGCGAATTATGGCTTGCTGGCGACAGACCCGGAATTGTTTTTCCGTCGCGTTGGCCGCGAAGATGTGATGAGCCAAACTCGTGGCGCTGCGCTTGGTGGCTCTCAAACGTCGGCGAACCTTGCAGATCAAGCAATGGTTGAAGGTGGAGATATTGACCTGATTGCGAATTTAGCAACAGGCCGAGTAGGCGCTGCTGGCGGGCAAATTGCGGGCCGAGTTTTGCAGGCTGCACGCGGTGGAAACGAGGAAACGCGCGAGATGATCGCCCGCGCGCTTTTGTCTAATGACACTGCAGCCCTTGCCAGACTTTTGCAGCCTGCCCAGAGGGGTGTTGCCCAATCCAGAATGCTGGAGACTGGCCTTAGAGGTGGTCTTCGCGGTTTGTTGGCGCAAGATCAATGACCTTCGCTGGCCTCCCCCGCTTCGGCTTGTTCTCAAGTTCTTCGATATATGCCAGCGCGGCGCGACAGGTCGCGTATAGCACGCGGTCGCTGTTGACCCTGTGCGGCTGGCCCAGCTTTGTTTTGAGGCTGGTGATTTCTTCGTCGGTCATCTCGCGTCCTTTCTCGGTTATGCGTGATGTGCTATTCTCCACCCAAAGCATGCGGCGTGCAACATGACAAACGAGCAATGGCATTTGAGCAAATCTGTTCCGATCAGCATCATTGGTGCTGTGGTTATGCAGACTATTACGATTGTTTGGTTTATCGCCAACCTCAACGCAAATGTTCAAACAAACACACGCGATTTAATGCGCCACGAAACTCGCATTGAAACACTTGAGGACAGCGTGCAATCGCAGGCGATTTCTATAGCCCGCATGGACGAAAACATTCAAGCAATCCGCGATATGGTTGAGCAACTGACAAAAGAGCGATGACGCCATTTAGGGGCGGTTAAGACGGAGACATGACATGCTGTGGACACCGCTTCTTTTGATCTGCAAAATCGATGCTGTTGATTGCGCAATTCCAAGCGCACCGTCGTATTCCACCGAGCAAGCGTGCATTGAGGCGATACAGGTCGTCATTGAGCGTTGGCAGCTTCCCGAGAACATGATTGTCGTCGGCTCCACATGTTACAACTGGGGCGCGCAGTCTTAGGCCGATGTGCACTCTTGTGTTGATCACTGTCGGCCACATGTTTGTGAGTGGAAGCGGAAGCTGGCTTTACAAAAATTGCCACTATGATTGCGGGAGGAAAACCCACGGCTGGTATGATATAATTTACCGTGTCGATTACGGCTACCGCTGCCCGAGGAACTACCGCGATGCTTGATCCGGTCACAGTCATAGCCACTGCCAGCGCGGCATATAACGCGCTCAAGAAGGGCATTGAGGTTGGCCGTGAGTTGCAAGACATGGGCGGTCAGCTTGCTACTTGGGCTGGCGCTGTCAGCGATCTGGATTTCCTCGCCAAGAAGGCCGAGGCCCCAGTGTGGTGGCGCGTGGGATCAAACGTCCAAGCCGAGGCAATGGAGATTTTTGCGGCTAAGAAGCGCATCCAAAGTCAGCGAGACGAACTAAAGACATATATTCAGTACTCTTATGGCCAGTCAGGGTGGGAGGAGTTGCTGCGCATTGAGGCGCAAGTGCGCAAGCGCAAGCAGGCAACGGACCACCGCAGGGCCGAGATCAAAGAGATGCTCATTACCGTTGTGATCGTCGGCTTGGTCTTGGCCGCTGGTGTGGCAGGCTTGGCGCTCTTGGCTTATTTTCTATGGGCATCGCAGCAATGACCGACTTCATCCCCGACAAAAGGGTTTACCAATCCAACCGCCGCCGCATGGCGTGGGCTGCGCTGGCAATGATGATTGTCTGCACTGGCGCTGTCATCATTGATCCGGCCCGTATGGCACAGGCGGACGCTGTGCTGATGATGATGTATGGTTCTCTGAGCGCGCTGGTCGGCGCTTACTTCGGATTTGCCAACATGGGCGCACAGACGCCGCCAGAGCGGCGCAGGCACGAAGAGGACGACCCGTGCGAGCGTTGATGCTCATAATGCTGCTGGCGTCCTGCAGCAGCCTGCCGTTGAATATGCTTGGCGGCGGCACCAACGTCGCGGCCAATACCCAGATCGGGCGCGAGAACAGGCAGACAGCCGTGTCGATGGAAGAGCGTGTCGAGGCGGGCCGAGATGTGATACAGAAGGAGGTGGAAACCGGGCAGGTTGAGACCTTGACTGTGAACAACCAAGACATCCCGCCTTGGGTGCTGCTTGTGGCGCTGATCGGCTGGTTGCTGCCAACGCCATCGCAGATGGGCAATGCCATCGGTGAGGCATTGATGAAACCTTTTAGGAGAAAGACATGACCTTCAAACTTTCACAGCGGTCGCTGGACAAGCTGGAAGGCGTAGACAAGCGCCTGCAAAAAGCCGTGCATCACGCCATTGGCGAGACCAAGGTGGACTTCGGCGTCATCTGCGGGCTGCGCACCATTGAAGAGCAGCGCGAACTGGTCGCCAAGGGCGCAAGCCAAACGATGAAAAGCAAGCACCTTGATGGAGATGCTGTCGATCTGATGGCCTACATCGGAAGCCGTGGATCGTGGGAACTGAACCTCTACGACAACATTGCGGACGCTATGCGCAAGGGCGCTGAAGTGGCCAACGTCCCAATTCGCTGGGGCGCTGCTTGGCACATCACAGACATTCGCGATTGGAACGGCACGATGGAAGAGGCGATGAACGAATACATTGATACGCGCCGTCGTCAGGGCAAGCGCCCGTTTATTGATGCGCCGCATTTCGAGATCGGCAGTTAAGATGGCCGATGTCATCAAGCTGCATCCAGCAGCCGATCCCGATGAAGTGCTGAAGCACAGCATGGGCGTCTATTCGTCTGTGATCGTTCTGGGCTGGACGAAGGACGACAAGTTCAGCGGTCGATCCAGCTTAAACATAGAAGCTGGCGAGGCGATCTTGCTTGCTGAACTATTCAAAGCGGCTGTCATAGAAGAGGCTGTTGAATAGACCGCACGGCGGTCGGAGGTTTCACAATGACCATTCACAAGGGCTATACCGCCGAGGACTACAAAGCGGCGTATGATCGACTTGGGTCGAACAAAGCTGTCGCCAAGGAGATGGGCGTCAACGAAAGCACTGTGCGGCGCTCGCTTGCCAAACTAGCGGGCAGAGACCCAGCAATCCAACGTGCTATGGATGTGTCAGGCACGAAGCTGGTGCCGCGCGGGATTTGGGAAAAGCACCCGGCAGACGAAAATGGCGTGGCGAGGTCAATCTTTCTGACAACGGCAGACGGCGACATGACGCCGGAAGAGTTTGCCGAGCGCATTGCGGATCGCATGAACAGCATCGTCGCCGCGCCGCCTGTGCATCGCCCTGCCGCGTGTTCGTCTGACATGCTTAACCTGATCCCAGTCTTCGACGTTCACCTCGGCCAGCGCGTCGGATCGTTCGGCACGGCGCAGGCTGTTGAGCGGCTGCGCGAAGGCTTCCGCGATGTGATTGATCGCGCGCCTCGGGCCGCAACGACAGTCATATTGCAAGGCGGCGATTTCACGGAGGCAAACGACAACTCGGCGCAGACGCCGCAAAGCAAGCACCCGCTGGCCGTGGACATGGACTTCGACGATATCAGCGATGTGGCTGTTGATATAAGTGTTGAGATGATCGAATACGCGCTGACTGTGTCTGAGCGCGTCGTCTACCAAGGCTTGAAGGGCAACCACGATCCGGCGATGGCGATTGTGCTGCGGCAGGCATTGCGGATGCGCTACCGAGATGAGCCGCGCTTCGAGTTGCTGGACGGCGTCGATCTGTTTACCTACGAATGGGAAGGCAACCTGCTTGCAGGCATCCACGGCGACCAGAAAGTCAGCAAGGCCGAAAGCCTGACGCTCGCTATCGCAGCCCGTCACGCAGCCGCTTGGGGCGCATCACGCAATCGTGAACTCTGGCGCGGTCACAGGCACAGCGAGTTGAGCATCGCCGTCCCCGGCATGACGCTGTATCGCGTCAACCCCATCTGCCCGCCGGGACGATATGCCAATGACAATCTCTTCACCGGGCAGAGCGATATCCAGTCCGTCACATATAAAAAGGGCGGCGGTCGATGCGCCTCAACCGTCCACATCTTTCAGGATTGATTATGACCAGATCAGAGATACTTGAGACCGCTCACTTTTACATCACTCAGGATCGCGCAGCCACGCACGGCGGCTCGGCGGAAGATAGCTTTGCCGACATTGCAGCAATGTGGAGTATTTACCTTGAGCATCCCGTTGGCCCGGAAGATGTGGCAATGATGATGGTGCTGCTAAAGGCCGTTCGGTTTAAGAACAACCCGCAGCACATTGACAATTCAATCGACGCGGCAGGGTATTCAGCGCTTGCGGGCGAGATTGCTTCGGGGCATAAATACTAGCCGTCCTCGCTTGACCCATCAGCACGACGCGGACACTGGCCCTCGGCTTCACCGCCGGGGGTATTTTTTAGCCAGCGCACGATCTGGCGTAAGGCATATTTGCGCTCGCCTTCCCAGCCTCGGTCTTTGAACTCGGACCACACGGCGTCGGCCATGTTGGCACGCGCATACATCACGCCTTGGAAGTGAACGATGGTCGCGCCTTCGGATAACAGTTTGTTCTCGGCCTCCAGTTCCTCGATGCGCTTTGCCATAGCCTCGCGCGAGGGGGTCGGGGGGATTGTCCATTTAGTCATCTGTTTCTCCTAACATCTCAAGCGTTCTGGCAAGCAACTGCTCGTCGCTGCCGTGGATCGCGTTAAAGTTTGGCCTGCTGTAGTGGTATGCTTGCGGCCCGTATTCTTCGCGATGATGAAACGGGCAAAGCGGGACAACCCGGAAATCGGATCGCGGATCGGGCAGGTGATGCGCCTCAACGGGCTGTGAGCCGCATACCAAACACGGCAATGCCTTGACCCGCCCCATGTGAAGATGCGCCCCCTGCGCCTTCTCTGCGGCTTTGTGGGCGCGTTTTTTGGCGCTGACCTTGCGGAGCGGTGTGCGTTTCATTTGAATTTCTTGAAGTTATGCCAATACAAGCACGCCATTGGCTCTATGTCTTTCGCATCGTTTCGATCTGTTCTGCCGCCCATATCGCGCACAATGTCTTCTTCTGTTTCTGGGCAATGATGCCAAAACATCCCGTCTTTTAAATTGGCGATGATGATGGCTTTGAGTTTTGTCAGGCGCGTCAACTGCTGCAAGCGGAAAACCTTCTCAACCGCAATGTGCATATGTTCATACGTTCCGAATGTGATGTTGCGGCTCTTTATCTCTGCCCAGCATCGCGCCTTGTCGTTGTGGTCAAGTATCAGCATGTCGGCTGCGGAAAACTTTGGCATCATCAAGCATTTTGCTTCCCACTTATGGGCGATTTGCCGGGCAACCGCTGCCTCTCGCTCGCGGTCGTGTTGCCGCTCATAAACTGGCCGTTTCATCTGTCATCTGGATGTGGCTCTGACCACACCACCCCGTGCCTGTCGCCGTATTCCTGCGC